TAACCTGCCTGCTGGCAACCCCGTTGTTACCGGCACAACGATTTCATCATCAACAACTAACACAACCAACAGTGACATTGCAACGGCGTTGACAAACTGTATCACGCGTGACGGTCAGTCTACGCCTTCGGCTAACTTGCCAATGAACGCTAAGAAACTCACAGGTCTTGCCGCTGGCACGTCTGCGGGGGACAGTGTGCGCTATGAGCAAGTAGTGCTTTCTGCTTCATTAGGTACAAACGTAGCAACGTTTCTTGCAACACCCTCAAGTGCTAACTTAGCGGCTGCGTTAACAGATGAAACAGGAAGTGGCGCAGCGGTATTTGCAACTTCACCTACACTTGTCACACCTGTGCTTGGCACACCATCTAGTGGTACGCTGTCATCTTGTACGGTTGATGGAACAAATGGAGTTGGGTATATTAACATCCCTCAAAACAGCCAATCAGCGGCCTACACACTCGTTGCTGCGGATGCAGGTAAACATATTTTTCACCCTTCAACTGACGCTAATGCGCGGACGTTTACTATCCCCGCTAATGGTTCTGTAGCTTATCCAATCGGCACAGCAATTTCGTTTGTTAATATGACATCTCAAGTCGTCAGTATCGCAATCACAACAGACACGATGTATTTAGCTGGTACAGGCACAACAGGTACGCGCTCACTTGCACAGTACGGCACAGCAACAGCACTTAAAATGACATCGACAACGTGGATTATTTCTGGTGCGGGGTTGACCTAATGAGTGGGATTCTTCAAGCGGTAATGCGTGATTTTCGGTCTTATGGTCCGGTACCAAGTCAACAAGCCTACACAACTGCGGGCACATATTCTTGGGTAGCACCAACAAATGTAACTTCAGTTTCTGTTGTTGCTGTTGGTGGTGGAGGTCATTCCGGTGGAGGCGGTCTTGGATATGTCAATAATAATACGGTTGTTCCCGGCACATCTTACACCGTGGTTGTTGGTGCTGCCGCAGCATCTGGTGCGACATTGGGAGGCAACTCTTATTTTAGGTCTACATGTGTAGTAAAAGGTGGTGGTGGAACTTATGGAGGGTGTACGGGAGGTACTTTTACAGGTACGGGTGGTGGAAACGGCGGTGGTGGTGATAACGCGGGTGGTGGAGCAGGTGGTTATTCTGGTGCGGGTGGTAGAGGCGCACAAACTCGTGGTGGGTGTGCTAGTGCTGGCGGGGCAGGAGCAGGCGGTGGAGGTGGAGGCGGAGCAGACTCTAGTGATGGGGCATCTATATTTTTATCTGGCGGAGGCGGAGGAGTAGGTATTCTTGGTCAAGGTTCTAATGGTGCTGGAGGCGTTGTTGTTGCTTGTGTGTCCGCTGGCGGAGGTGGTGGTGGCTCTGGAGGTACAGCAGGGCAAACTGCAAATATATCCCAACAAGCTAGAAATGGTGGCGTGTATGGCGGTGGTGGTGGTAGAAGAGGCGGTGATACAAGCGCACCGGGAGGTGGAGCTGTCAGAATTATATGGCCAGGGACAACTCGAACATTTCCTTCAACTTGTACGGCAGATAAATAATGAAACTATATATAGAGACCGAAAACGGATTACCAAAAAACCATCCCGCACTCGAAGAAAATTTGCTGCAAGCGTTTGGAGTGATTCCAGACAATTGGGTTTCATTTGAACGCATTGAAAGACCACAATTAAACGTGTATGACGTACTTGACCAAGAATATCCAGAGTATCAATTATTTGATGGCGTGTATAAAGATGTCTGGATGGTGCGCCCTATGAATGATACGGAAATATCTGCAAAACAACAAAGAGTTAAAGATAGTTGGGCATCACTCCCAAACTGTGAAAACTTATCGGCTTGGGTGTTTGATGAAGCGACGTGTTCATACATTCCACCTGTTCCTAGACCGGATGATGGTAAACTATATAGGTGGGATGGAGCGGTGAATAACTGGGTTGAAGTGACTCCTCCTGCGATAATCTAACCTCATTGGAGAGCTTTCGTGACCGAAACACCAAATACTCAATTAGAAGTGGCGCATCACTTTCCGTGCCCAATCTATATTATTGAGCGCCCAGATTTCCTTGATGCCGTCAAAGTTGTATCTGAAGGATCATTAGAAACCTCACGCAAAGAACGTGACCTTGATGATCTTTACCCTGTCGTAATGAGCGGTAATTATTACGCTGATGCACGAGTGACTGAATTTGCTAATTTTGTTGGCGCGACTGCTTGGAATATTCTCCAAGAACAAGGGTATGCAATGGAAGATAAAGTGGTGCAGTTTACTGAAATGTGGACGCAAGAGCATCACAAGCACTCGTCAATGGAGCAACACGTTCACGGGTTTGGTGTACAAATAGTTGGGTTTTATTTTTTAGAAGCACCAGAAGATAGCTCACGAGTTGTATTTCACGACCCAAGAGCGGGAAAAGTGCAAAATGACCTACCAGAACAAAACATGGCTAACGCAACGCCAGCAAGCAGAATGGTTAACTTTGAAGCAAAAGAAGGGCGTTTAATATTTTCAAATTCATGGCTCCCTCATTCGTTTACCCGTCATGCGTCAGATAAACCTATTAAATTTGTGCATTTTAATTTGACAGTCACGCAAGCACAATCTACTTGCACAATACCTGCTGCTGAAATTATATGAAATACCGCATAAGATTTAACAAATCTCGTGGTCAAGAAGGTAGAGGTTCAGTAGACCATGTTTGGCGCGTATTTGAAGATGATAAAGAATATTTGTTTAAAAACTTAGATATTCGCGTACCAGTTAAAAGCGAAAAAGAAACTGAATCAGAAGATTGGAACATTGTTTGCGAAGGCAAACTATCCATAGATAGAGAAACATCAACTGCAATTATAGGCAAATAATGGAACATTTTATTTCTTTATTATTTCTTGCAAGGGACGTTGCGCATCGTGAGCATTTGCGGACGCGTAGCTTCGCCGCGCACATAGCGCTTTACGACTTTTATCATGAGATTATCGAGCAAGCGGACGGCATTACAGAGGCGTATCAGGGCAGCTATCAGCTCCTTAAAGACCTTGAGATTATCGGCAGTAAAAATGTCGATAATATTGAAGACTTCTTAAAGAAACAAGTGACGTGGATTGATGAAAACCGCTATAAAATTTGCGGTAAAGATGACACGCCAATTCAAAACTTGATTGATGGCATTATGGAAACCTATTTTACCGTTCTTTATAAACTTAGATTCTTGAAGTGAGGTCGAGATGCCCGACGAAGCCTGTCGTTTAGCCAAAGCAGAACAGCGTATAGAAACGCTTGAGGAAGTATTTGAAGACAGAGGGAAAAAGCTAGACGCGATAATTGCAACGCTTGACGAGATGAAGTCGGAGCAGTCGCGCTACAAAGGCTTTGTGGGCGGTATCGTATTCACCATCGGCGCGGTGTTCTCTTTTGTCACTTGGTGGCTAGGTAATCGATAATGGAATTTTTACAGTTTGCCACGGACGTAGGATTCCCTATCGCGGCGGCGACTGGCGGAATGTATTTTGTCTACTTGACGCAGAAATTTCTGCTTGATAGTGTACTTGAGAAGATTAAAAGTCTGATTGGCATTATCAAGCAGTTAGATAAACGTGTTACAGCCATGTCGCATGACATCGTTAGAATTGATGAATTAGCGTCTACGGCGCTTGAGATACCGCAAGAAAAACCCAAGCCCCCGTCAGTGGAGCGAAAAGACTAATGGACGCTGATGCAATCGCTAAATATATTAACCAGTATGGATTCCCTATTATTGCATCAAGTAGCATGGGGTATATCGTCTATTTTGTTTGGATATGGGTAACGACAATTGTTAAGCCAATCCTGCAAGAAGCCACAGACGCGCTAATTGAGCTAATCGACCAAGTGCGGGTGCTGGATAATGACATGATAAGACTGACGCAAAAACTGACCACTATTCTATTGCTACGGGAAAAGAAATGAAGATAGGTGAGAAAGGGTTAGCCCTAATTAAAGAATTTGAAGGCTGTAAACTGCAAAGCTATAAATGCCCAGCAGGTGTTTGGACAATTGGTATAGGCTCAACACGCTATGCGGACGGAACACCCGTGAAAGCTAATCAGGCATTGCCGGGCGAAGCAGCGGCAATGCATTTGCTTGCGCAAACGCTTGCCCCATACGAACACGCTGTAAACGCGGTTAAGGTCGAGCTAACGCAGAATGAGTTTGATGCGCTGGTGTGCCTTTGCTATAACATTGGCACGGGCAACTTTGTTTCGTCAACGCTTGTTAAGATGCTAAAAGCAAAAGAACCTAAATCTGAAATAGCGGCGCAGTTTCTGCGCTGGAACAAGGCTGGCGGTAAAGTATTAGCCGGTCTTACTCGACGCAGAAATGCA